ATAGTTATTCATGTTTTGAGTAAAGTCTCCGTAAATTATAAATTCGTTTTTCCCTTCTATTAGATTAATCATGACATAAAAAAAGGCGATGCGATTGACCGCACCGCCCTATTTTTTTAAAGGTTAATATTAGTTAGCTGAAGTATTGAAATCAAATCCACCAACTGCTGCTGTTGAATTCGGTGCGATTGCTGCTATTGCTGTTCTACTTGTTGAACTCAATGCTGGCATTGGATCCGCTTCCATTGATTGGAACGTGAATGTATATCCGTTCATATCTCCGATTGCTTGTCCACCTTCTCCTACCATTGTAGATAAAACCGCTCCTCTCGTATTAGCTAACAACCAGTATTGACCCATGTTATCTACTGCGATAACTCTAATCTCACGATTTTTTGCTAACAATAAAAATTCGTTTCTTTTTGCAACGTCTCTTTTTGAGATGTTTACGCTTAATTCAGTTGTATAGAAAACTGTTCCGTTTGCGTTTGAAATCGTTGCTGTTTCTGTTAATTTTGCAGTATCTTTTGCAAATTTGTATTGAAAGAAATCTCCACTACCACCAGCCAAAGTAACTTCGCCCGCTGTAACTGTTTGGATTTCAAAATTGTCGCCCGCAAAAACGTAGATAGTATTTACGCCACCTAAAGCGCTCATACAATCCAAGTTCATCGTGCTTAATATGCTACATGCCATTTTTTAAATATTTTTAAAGTTGAAAAATAAGGGAGTTTTTAGCTCCCTTTTTTATGATTAAAGATTTGATACTACTTGAGAAACGTAAACCGCTGTTCCAAGTCTGAATTTAGCATTGAAATTCATGATATCATCAGCTTCGTTATAGTAGAATTTGAATGTATCCATTTCGTCTAACAATCCAGTTCCAAAGAAGATGTATTTTTTAGGTGCTAAGATTACACGAGCTGCATCATTGATACCAGGTGCTGCAAACACTGTAATGTTTGTACCAGGGAAAACGAATGAGCTAGGAGCGTTCACACCACTTGCATTGCTAACTTGTGCGAAAGTACCGATAACTGAAGCACCTGTGTTAATCAATGCACCAACTAACGCTTGATAGTTAGCATAAGAAGTGTAAAGAATTAAATCGTCTTCTGTTTGTAATTCAGGAGTTAATGAACCTACGTTTAACCAAAATTCTGCAATCGCAGTTGAAGTAGTCCATTGTGTGTAAGCACCTGCTGAATTGATTGAACCATTAGCATTTGTAGTTTGAGCTAATAAACCTGTTAATGTAGCTCCATCTCCTTGCCAAATTGTATTCTCTACATACTTAGCGATGTTAGCCATTTTGTTGTTAGCGATTAATTCTGCAAAAGGAACTGTCTCTTGATTTGCACCCGCACCTAATTGAGAAGATGTCCATTTGCTTCTCAAATCTTCAGGGCATAATTGCTCTTTTAACATTTTGCTTCCTACTACTAAAGGAATTTGAGAGAATACTGTTGCGTTTGAACCTACTTGGCCCGCTGCAAATCCACAAGTTGCATCTTTGATGTCAACTGTTGAATTCATAACATTGATAGCAGAAGTTCCCGCTGTTTTGCCCGCTTCGATTGTTACGAACTCGGTTGTAAATGACTTCAATAACGCCGCACTGATAAGGTCGGTTGATAATTGGTCTGTATATGCTGGTAAAGATCCTAAGTTAAATGACATATTTTATTTTTTTAATTGGTTTTTAATTTGTTTTAATTTTTCTAATCTTGAAAATGTTGTTTCGATAACTTCGTTATCAGTTTTTTTAATTGGTGCAACTGCTGGCGCTTTTGAGAACATGCTAACTTTTTCTTTTAATTTAGAAATTTCGTTGCTCAACTCCATAATAGTTTCGTAAACTAACACCATTGGATCGACTGCAACCTCTTCAACTTCAGCCGCTTCAATTGATACTTCAACTGGTGCCTCTACTTCAGGCATTTCTTCTTCTATTCTGATAACTTCGGTAATAACACCAAGTTCATCTGTCATGAAGACTGTGCCGTCAACTAATTTGTGTTCACCAGCTCCAACTGGGTTATTTTCAGCGTCAAAAACTGGAAATCCAACCTCTAATTTTTCGGTTGATAATTCAGTTCCATCAACTAAATAAAGTTTCTCTAAAGCTACTTCTACGCCTAGTAGTGCTCTAATTTGGTTTAATTTAATCTTGTACATATCTGTATATATTTAATTTAAAGTTTTTAACAATTTTTGTGAATAACTATTTTTTATTACTTGGTAAATATCCATGATTTGGTTGGTCCCATGGAGCCGTACCCGCAAGCCCTGGCGCTCTACCTTTGTTTATTACTTTCTCTTTAGCATTGATGTAATACTTTCTCCAAAAATGTTTGCAATTTGCACCGCCCGAGTATTTCCATATGTCGTATATATCCGTACCTCGTGGACCGAAGCCAGGGTTAACTGGTGCTTGTGCAATGGCTTTGATTTCCTCGAATGTGAAATACGTTTCTAAAGATAACATCGTTCTGCAAAAGATTCTTTCTGCTGGCGGTCCATCGTACTTGTAGACAGTCAATCCTTCTTTATATCCTTGCGGTCGTATGAAATTTTCGTCTACTTCTACCAAGTCAAATTCTTCCATATCACTTGCTTTGATTCCTAAAGTCTTCGCAAGTTCAATGGCTTTGTCTTCGTCAAATTCTACGATTCCTTTTATCTTATTGAATAATTCCTCGTTCTCATATTCTTCAAACATACCTTCAACACTAAAGCCTTTTAACTCTCCGTTTTTAACTCTTTGCCATGTTTCTTTGTCTTCTACTTGCATTGATACCATCCACGTTCCTACTGGCACATCGTAACCATATTTTTGAATTGCCTTGTCGTTCTCATCTTCTACAATCCAAGATTCATAAACATACGTTCCTGTTTTCTTTTTATTTTCGTGGTCTTGATTCACATCGTTTGTTCGGGCTTCCTTCATGAATTTTTTAGCAATCTTCAAAATAGTTTCTTTGCTAAATACCACATCGTAATAATTACCATTATCATCAACTCGAATTATCTTCAAATCGGGGATCATTGCCGGCCCAATAACAATTTGCAAATCATTGTCGAAACGATATTTTTCAGTTTCTTTTTTGAAGTACATGAAATCCACCTCTATGGCTGGCTCTTCAACTAGTGAAATTTTATCTACTCCACCATCTTCGCTAATTACTAATTCTATTAATTTTCTATTCATTATAAACGTGCTATTTGTTTTAATTTTAAATTGGCTTCTATTTGACTTGTCATTTCAGAAGCTACCACATACGTCTTAAATATCGGATTTTCGTTATTTTGATTGCCAAAGGCTACACCGCCACCAGCTTGATTGATATTTGAAAGTAAATTGCCAAACATTGCAGTAGATTTCGCATTGATAACCGATTCTCCATTTGACAATCTAGCCATGATACTATCCGATGTTGAAGTACCCATCCCAGTTACCATCCCACCCGTTGCAAATTTGGATGGCGCTGTTTTCCCAGGAGTTTCTGCATCTGATTTGGTATTGTTAATTTCTGCTATACTTTTACTAGCTTGTGCAATGATTGAAGCTATACCGATTACACCACTTGCCGTATTCAATGCTACTGGTGCTGCTGCTGCCGTACCGAATGAAAGTATGGATGCTGGATGTCCTGTAAATTTAGCGTTAGTTGCAAATGTAGAAGCAATGATTGAAGCTATTGAAGCCGCCTTTTCTAAAACGATTCCACCAATTGCAGCCTCTTTACTATTGCCAGCTATTTGTTGTAAAAGTTGACCAGCTTGACCAGCAACCTCAATTCCTTTGTTAATCGTATAATCTTTGTACTCTAATTCAGTTTTGGCAATTAACTTTTTTTGCTCTGCAATTTCTTTCTCAATAGCAATAGTAGATTGTCCGTTTAATATTAATTTATCTCGTAAATCTTCGTAATGCTTTAATACATTATTTTGTTGGTCTAAATTGTCATTATTTTCTTGTTGAATTATTGCAACCGCCTTGTTATAATTATCTTCTGCAATTTGTGCTTTTGTTTCTGCAATTTGTTTATCAATTTCAATCGTAGATTTTCCGTAGTCTTCTTGAATTGTTTTTAGATGTTCGTAGTGTTCTAATTGTTTTTGCAAACTAACTTCAAAATTACCATCTTGAAGTTTCATAAATTCAACCGACTTGTTATATTCAGCTTCTTTGTCGGCTTCCATTGCCGCATTCATTCGAATAACATTAGCATCGTATTCATTTTGCAAAGCTATTTTTTTAGCATTCAAATCTTTCATTTGAGCTATTTCTTCACTATTTCTTCTATGAAGTAAGATAGCTTTTTTAGTTTCCGTATCTGCAAGTAAATCTTCTTCTTCTCTAGTATATTTTTCTGCTAATTGCTTATCTTTTTCTAATTGAGATTTTTTTTCGTTTTGTTGTTTTTCTCTTAATTCTTTTTGCTTTGCTAATTTATCATCGTCTATTTTCTTTTGATTTTCAGCCGCTTCTTTATTAGCATTGGTTTGATTTTGTGCTATTATAACATTTAGATTCTGTTCTGCTAATATTCTTTTATTGTGCGCTTCATCTACTACTTTAGCCGCTGAATTATTAGCTAATATTAAACTATTTAATTTTTCTTTAGCTTCCTTTAAATCTTGTTTATTAATATCCTTTCTTTGTTGTAATAAACCCCACTCCGTTGACATCCAAGTTACACTAGCCATTTGGTCGTCAACTTTGGCTTGTGTAGATTCATACGTTGCAATAGTATTTTTAGCCATTTCTAACGTAGTCCGTTTTAAATGATATTCTTTCCATGCTTCCTGTTCATTCTCTTTTGCTAAAACAATAGCACGCTTTGCAATGGCTTCATCCGATTTCCCACGAGCTTTCATCAATCTTAATTCATAATCTTGTAACTGCTCTTTCTTTTTTCTATTTTCCTCGAGCGCTTCGGTTTCTTTTTCAACTGCTTTTTTGTTTTTTTCAATAGCTTCTTTTGATGCTTCAACCGATTCAGTAGAGGACTTGAACATTTTAATCATTAAGTAACCTACACCAATCAATGCCGTAATGGCTACCACAACCGCACCAATAGGATTTGCATTTAAAGCCGCATTCCATAACCATTGAGCTGCCGTTGCAATTCTTTGAAATATAGTAGTACTTTTTATTACCACTCCTAGTTGTTTAAAACTATCAATACTTTCACCCAATGCTTGAACACCGCTAGCCAAAGCCATGGCTTGATTCACTTTTGCAATCGCTTGTTCTACGTCTTTACTTTTACCGCCTAGAATACCCATTGCACCCGTAACCGCACTAAATCCACCCGCAACACCAGTCAATGAACCAACTAAAGATTTAAATTTAGCATCGGGATTGAATGCATCTGTTAAGGTTTTTGCATCGCCCATTCTATCTTTTAAGATAGCTGCTGCCTTAGCTGCGTCAATAGCTTCTTTAGATGTGGCTCCAAATTTTTCAGAAAGTATAGCTACGTTTGCCGTGGCTTCTTTAACTTGTTGTCGTAAACTCTTTACACTTTCGTCAACTTGATTCAAACCACTTAGGTCGGATGTGGTATTTATTCCAATGTTTATTTCGTTTGCCATGATTTTTTTTTAAGGTATTATTGATATTGATTCGCCTACTCGCACTAACTCTACTTTGCAACTTGTTTTTTTGCCTACTTGATAATCGGTTATTTTGTTAACCATAAACCAACTATCTTTTATAAATATTTTATCATTAAATCTTAAATCAAAAATGTTTGAATAATCTAAAATGATATTCATTTCTAATATACGCCCAAATGGATCGTATGTGAAGTTGTACCACTTTAGCCAGTAGTTATTAAACAAGTCATTAATCGTTCTCATTGGGGGATTTGTAACCACTCCTGTAATGGGCCACAAAGGTGCTGAATTACGCCATGCAAGGTCATCAAATGTAGTAGTATTAAAAATACTATATTGACTTACTAAAGGATATTCATTCCAATGTATTGTAGTATTTGCATCGTTTTTTATGTGCCATTCTAAAGGCGCTGCTACCATTCCATTGTAATAAACTAATCTCAATTTTGGAACTATCGGAGTGCGCTCCGTGGTTGTATCTTTAGCTATGTGTGGGATTAAGAATTTAGCTGCTAGCTTTTGATTTGGCGTTGCATCTGTTTGAGCACTTGCATTCCCAATTGGTAACAATGGAGTTGGGCTAAATAACGATTGTGTTACTTTATTTCCAACTAAAATTTCGTTTTGACTGTCTATGTCTAATTGACCAAAAGTTCGCTTTGTTGCTAACTGAAAATTATAATTTACAAAGTCACTATCTTCATCGTCTAAAAAAGTATTTGACCTAGATTGACTTTCAAACAATGGTTTGCTTTGGATGTCCACATTGCCATCTACTAAATCAGTCCAATCACGTTGCGTGCCTTGTTCTACCCAATCCACCCACGGAGTAATAATGAAATGTTTTTCTTTAGTTTTGGATGGTTCTAATACCAGGTTAAATCTTTCAATAATAGCCTTTAAGAAATCAATATTTTTAACATTGTTTGGTAGGTAATTATTTAACACATTGATATTATCAACCGATGTATTTTGCGTCAATGTACCATTTATAAATCTTCCACTAAAAATAACACTAAGACTTGTAATATTTAATCTAAAAATTAATTCATTGTTTATCGGTGCCAACGCATTAAACACATTAAAATTAGCTGTAAAATTAAATATTTGATTTTGTGTTACTGGAGTATAAGAAAAACTTTGTGTAGCAATTACCGCATTCGATGTTAAATTAAATATTTGAATATCAAAAGTAATTGGTGTTCCTGGTGTCCCTGTAAATATCATTCTCGTTGCACCAGTAATCGTAAAAGTAAAAAATTCTGTTAATGGATTTGGAAATGTTAAAGGAACTGTAAAAACATACGTTGCATTATTGAATGAGTTTGCCGTGTCGTAAATTTCATTTGGAAAAAATAATTTAGTTACTCCAGTTATTAAATCTAGGTTTTGACCTGCACTTCCTTTCGCTTGAAATTTAGCGGTTTTCCTATCAATTGCAGTATCCGTTTGCTCCGTGATAATGTATTGATTCATGAAGTCTGAACCATTCAAAAAAGTACTTTCGTAGGTAAATCCACTACTTGCAAAGATAGCATCGAATAATACTTTAGCACGAATTACGGGCTTGAATTGGTCGATTGATAATGGATGGTTATTGGCTGTAAATCCTTTTTTTGAATGTGTATTATCATGATAAGACAATGTATTTTGTACGGGTTGACCATCCAAATAATCATAGCCCCACTCGATTAATGGATATATCACATCTCCTAAAAATAAGTTTTTACTCCAACTATCTACAACGTTAACATAGCTTTTAACGTGGTTGTATGCTGTAAGGTTTAAGCTATTCATAAAGCCACCACCAATCGCTGCGCTAAAGTCTGACACCTCACCAAAAAAAGTAACTTCATATTCAACATTCTTATCTCGATTGTTTGTGATTATGTTACTCAATCGAATACTACCAACGGCAATCGTCACGTTACTATCTTCAATATATGATTCAATCTTTTGGGTTGCATCAAAACTAACTGCATTTATATTGAATGCACTCTTAAAAAACAAATTATTATTTGCCGTATTTGGCACTCTAAATGTTTGCGAATATGTCGATGGATTTGCGGTCGGATCCATTATATCAGCAACCGATAAATTCAATTTAATCGGATTGTCTTCCATTAAATCTAATAAGATGAAACCATTAGTAATCTTAACGTATAATCTCATTAATTAATTTTTTGAACGTGGTTAAAATTTATCTCAAATTCAGCTTGAACCATTTTTACTTGCTTAATGTTTTTAGTCTTATAAGAAGTTTGTCCAATTGTAACACTTCGAGGTGAATATTGATTATAAAACGTATCGTTGAAATAAGCTAATACATTTGAACTCTTTTGCAATCCTTCAAGTAAGTTAACTTCATCCTGTGTTAACCAATCCGTATTAAGCATGAATGAAGTCATGGCTTGTTTATTATAAATAATATTACCGCCTCTCGTTTGCAAATCGTAGTTAGGGAATGTAACGTTAGGATTTACAGGCGTTACGTTTGACCAATTCATTGTCTCTTGGTAATAGTTGTCATTCGTTGTCTTTGTTTCCTTTTCAGTAAACATAGTGAAATTCATGTAATCTCGCCCTCCTAAGTCATTCAACCAACTTAATCGAACTTTAGTATATAAAGTATTGCAATCTTCAAGCAATGTAAATTTACTCTTTTGACTTATTGGTACACCATTCAAACAACCATTACCAACTGCATGATTAAACATTTGCACTTCGAAATATTCACCTGGTGAAATTACATAAGAATTACCCGTGTAAACGTTTATTAAATTTATTAAAATATTTATGTTGCATTGAACATGAAGTATATCAAATTGAGGATTTAATTGAGTTGTAATAACATCGTTACAATTATTTTTTTGATTAAACCCATAATTTGAATCAACACTTACGCTAGCTAAATTTATTAAATTACCATTAACATCGTAGTAATCAATTTGACAAATCGCAATGTAATTTTCATCAAGATTTGCAAAGTATTGAGTCCAATTTATGTAAGACAAAACATTCATGTCATTATAATAAACATTTTGATTCAATGTATTATAACTTAACGGATATGCTAAAGTATTGTTACTAACTGCATTGCCCCAATCGTAGGTTTTACCACGTGATGGCAATATGCCATAGCCACCACTCAATGGTATTCCATTACTCATTCCATCTTGTTGTTGTTGATGTTCTAAGCTACTATTCCAAACGTGAACAGGAACGTCGGTTTGATTACCCAATGTGGAAGCGTATAAGTAAAAATCGGGCGCACCTACGTTACCGTTACCATCATAAATTATACCGCCATATTCTTCGCCACAAATTACATATGTATGTAAACTTGAATTTGTATTGTCTGCAAAAATATGACTTTGATTAAATGAATCAATTATTAATTCAGGAATCCTATCATTTGTTAAATACGCTTGGCAAATTTGGCTAATATCAATCATGCCCGCACCACTTGGATTTGGTTTAACTTTTAATCTAATTTCAAAAACATTGTTAATATACACATCAAAAATATAACTAAAATTAGTTGCTGCAATTTCGTTGCTCGTAACACTAAAAATAATCGGATTGTAAACTCCTTGAAGGTAAGATGGTAAGTAGTTAGTTTGTATTATCATTTTTATTCTTTTGGTGCGCTAAAAAATTATAGGCCGTTATCAATTCTATTTTGGTAACCTCTTCGATTTTGAGGATGTCGTCTTTAGCAAGGAAGTAAACAAACGCATTCCAACCTCGAGCGCAACGGATGTCAGCACGCTCAATATTTTCTTTTTCTTCTCCGCCTTCGGCTTCGCCAAAAAGTCCTTTGTAACTTCTTTCAAGTTGCCCAATATATTTAAAAAAAAAACAGCCGTGTTTAATGCCACTTTAACGGGCATTTTCTCTGCGAATAATTCAGCACGAGCTTCAAATGTATCGGGATTAAATGGTTCTACTACGAATGGTAATTTGCTTTTCAATGGTCTATAAAGTATAGCCATAATCTTGTGAAGATTGAAATTTAATTTAGGATGGTTTTTTAATATGTCGATGTCTGCCATCTCTCCCACGCTTAATTTCTTAACGTCTATTAAACCATACGATATCCCATCAATAGTTACGATGTTATCAATCGAACCATCGCCCAAATCAAAACAATTTTTTACAAAGTCGTTCCAAATACCATCAAGCACATTGGCTGGTATTATTCTAATCTCATCCATGTCACATTCGCTAACAATTCGTATCACTTCCATTCGGTCGTGAATACTTGCATCGTCTTTGATTAAATCTGAAATCTCGATAAATTTCTTGATTGAAATGCTGTTAATTTTTTTTATCATGATGTTGCTCTACTTGTTTTTGTTGTTACTCCTGTTAATAATTCTACTATGTCAGCTCCGACTGTCTTTTGTAATTTGCTAGCGAAGTACTCGATTAACTCCGTTGCGTCTGCGCTTAATGATGTCCAATATCTTGGCATTATTCCTTTGCCGGTATGACCTGGCTTCGGATTCCATCTAGGCATAATAAATTGACTCATTCCATAGCTTGCTTTGTCGGCATTGCTATACGTTCCTAAATCTACATAAACTCCATAATAGATATAGTAAAATGACAATGCAGGATTGCCGTTCTTTGTTACTACCTTATATCTTATTGAACGCTTTAGCTTCCCAGTTTTAACGGGCGCTTGTGCCTTCATTATATTAAGGATTTCTTGCCCGAGTGATTCAAGGGCTTTAGTAACTTGTCGTATATATAACTTTTGCGGATCCATTAGTTAAAAGGATTTTCGCATAAAGTGAACGGACTAATTACTTCTACAATGATTCGTGTTGTATAACCAGCCACGCTATTCACAAACGATTCGTCAAATATCATTGATGTCGTTGGTAGTTGAATGTTATATCTAAAGCCTTCCCAATCAGTAAGATTAAACTTGCTTATTATGTCTCGAGTAATTTCAAGACATTGAGATTGAGTTATAACTTGCAATTCCAAGTCATCTTTGCAAAGGTCAAACACAACCATATCAAACTCGAATTTTGTACTTTGTCCATTCATAACTGCCGTGGATGGCACTAAGTGAACCGCAATGTATTCATAGGAATTTGTATTTGCACCATCGTTTCCTGTTGGTTGCTCAATGGCACTTATATCACCTACTCTGAAAGACTTAACCGCCTTATGAGATAAGCACAATGTTTTTAAATCCTTTATTAATATTTCGTATATACTACCTTGCATGGTTATAAATATAATTTATCTGTAAAATTACATACCTTTTTTGTAAAATCCATATGTACCTCGACTTGGGTTATCAAGGTTGTATATCACATTGTATCTAATTGCGTCTATGATATGATTCCAGTTATCCACATATAGCTTAGATCCTTTGTTCAAATAACAATAATTGTTTAATTCCTTTGCTATGTTAGTGCTACTCGGGTCAACTATTATCTTAAAGTCTTGCATCCTTACAATCCCGCTTTCAATCGTTCCTTTCTTAACCGCTTGGATGTTTATCTTTTGAAATCTTAAATCATCAATCAATCTCGGCTCGGCACTATCTGCAATAATCAAACCGCCTTTAGTTTTTTCAAGTAGCATCTTACTCAACTCATGCGTTTTCAATCCACGTTGATAAATATGTTCTTTGACATATAGCAATTTGTTTTTAACATCAATTGCAACTTCAGCCAATGCGTCAGGATCAATCGAGAAACCAAAGTCCATACCAAAAGAAGTTTGAAGATAGTTCGGATTGAACGTGCCAAACTCCCAATTTGTAAACACCACGCCTTCTGCCTTCTCAAGCCAGCCGCCCAAAATAACGTGATGGTATTTCTCGGGATTGTGTATCTTAATTTTCTCAACCTCCTGTAAGAAAGAAACGCCTAAATTCTTGATGTTATCTTCATAGGTAGTATGTATGTATGTCGTATTGCCTTTAGTCCCGTTAAAGCCTTCTTTGATACCTTCCTGTTCAAAAAACTTTCTATATATCCAGTGCTCTTTCGTGCTTGGGTTAAGAATTAATATAATCCTGTTTTGCTTATCATTTGAACGGATTGATAAATTGATTTTGTCAAATGTCGATTCGTCTGTTAGCTCTTCAGATTCATCTAGTACCCACGTTGTAACGCCTTGCAATGATTTTAAGTTAGCTGTTTGGTCACCGCTCGAAGTCTTTAAGCCTTTAAAAAATATCTCACTATTTGAATTCTTATTCTTAATCTCACTCTTTGAGATACTGAATAGGTCTTCTAATTTAAGTAGCTCTATTTTCTCTTTAAATTCGGGAATGATAGATAGATGCGCACTAGTCATTGTTTGCCTTGTAAAGAGTATCTTATGACCTTGCTCGAATGATAATAACGTTATGAACCTACCAACCTCGAACGACTTACCCGAGCCACGTCCACCCGTAACTACGAAATATCTACTTTTGCTCCCAAGTAAATTCCATATATTATTGTGCTTCTCCATTATAGAGTTTCGAGATATCAAATTCCTTTATGGTAATATCGTTTTCAACTTGTTGAACTGGCGCTCCGTAACCGCTATCCATCAAAGCCTTGTATGCGTTTGTATCGCCTTCACGAGCTTTCTTAATCAATGCTAATGTCATCAAATCTTCCTGGCTCATGTTCTCATTCTCACCCGTTAACGGATTCTTTAAATTCTGATTAACCTCAAGCCAACGACGTGCAATCGTGCTTCGATTCTTTGAACCTTTCGGGCGCCCGTTTGGGTTCCCGCTTTCGCCTTTTTGCCATCTCGGCTCTATATCTTTGTTTGCCATTTTAAAGTTGTATTCTCGTTGTTATTTTATTTCAATTCCATTTCGTTTAATTACCAATTTCGGGTCTAGTTTTTTCATTCTATCAATTATCACTTGGCAATATTTCGGATCTAATTCCATCCCGTAACATTTGCGTTTAAGTTGGTGCGATGCTACCATTGTTGAACCGCTACCTGTGAATGGTTCAACTATCAAATCTCCTTCATTAGTTATTGCTTTAATGTATTCAGATGGCAATTCAATTGGAAATGTTGCAGGATGTAAACTTCTTATGCTTCCTAATTCAACATTTGAATAAAATACTGATTCCATTTCTTTATTGCTTTGTTGTATTCCAATACTTGATTCTTTCATAGAACCATCTGCTTGTCTAACTTTTCTGCTTTTCTTTGAACTTATTTTAGATTCTCTTTCCCAAGTTCTATTTATATTTTTAAATTTTTTTCCAAATACAAATATCCATTCGTGATAGATTGGAATAAAAGCAGATTGTTGACCTACTGATACACTTGATTTATGCCAGATATTCCAACTTAAAAACTTATATCCATTATCTTTAGCCTTTTCAATATAATCATCCCAATATTGAATTATATCATTTTCTTTTCTTTGTATTCCTAAATTAATTACTTGATATTCGCAATACTGATAAAAGGATGTAATAAATTCTACTATATTACTTACAGATAAATCTTTACTGCCATTATATTCTCTCATATCTGAATAAGGTGGACTTGTAAATAATAATTCTGCCTTCTCTCCATTCATAAGTTTAGCAACCGCATCGCTATCCGTACTATCACCGCAAAGCAATCTGTGTTCACCAATCTCAAATAAATCACCTAAAACTATATCTGTTTCAATACCGCCCTCGGGTGCATTGAAGTCATCTTCTTCAGCTTCTAATTCCTTAACCTCTACACTTGGCATATCTAATCCCCAGCTATCTAATTGTTCAACATCCCATTCACTTGCAAGTATATCCCAATCCCATTCACCACCGCTTACATTATCTTTAATAAGAAACTCCTTTTGCTGTTCTTCTGTTAAGTCAACTACCTTGTAAGGCGGTTCTTTTATCCCAGCTTCTAAGCACGCTTTAAATCGCATATTGCCACCTAAAATAATACCTTCTTTATTAACTACGATAGGACGTATGTCAAGCATCTCGGGAAAGTCCTTTATTGATTGAACTAACTTTTTAAATTTGTCATCCTTAATTATCCTAGGATTATTCGGGTTTAATTTTATTTTCATAATACTTTTGACAATGCTTTTTGTAACGAAATCATAACGCTTCTAATACATGAACCGCACCCATTCGGGCTCTTATTAGTCTTATATATTCGATTATGTACGTCATATAATACCTTTAATTCGTCCATCTTATATCCGTGCGTTATATCAAGAATAATCTTTCTATTCTCTAATAATATATCCTTATCTTCCTGTGTGATTACCATTGTCATTTAATTTCTACTTTGTTTGTTTCTAAAAATTTATATATCTCTTGAGTTAGTTTTCCACATAACCAGGCTTGCGCTTCTTCATCTGTTATGTCTCTAGGTTCGGTTACTTTGATAACTAAATGATATATTTCATGTGCCAATGTATTATGGGTTAAATAATCATCGTTAATCAATATGAAATATTCACTTAAATTGAAATAGAATACTATTCCTTCAACTTCACTATCTAATATAAAAGGTTGCTTATTCTTTGTGGATATCCTCTTAATGTCTTTATTGATATCTAATGATAGGATAAAATTTACCTTACAATCATAAATATTCAGTTTAATTACCTTTCTCATGTAGTTAATCTTTTGAATAACAACTCACCAAGATAACTAGCGACAAAACTAAACAAAACAATATTAAATATCGAAGCTCCATTAATTATCAATACTATCATCGTTATCCAAAATGGTAGGCATGTCGGACACTTTAGTGGCTTTCCTTCTAGGTTTATGTTTGTCAGTATTGACAATATCTTCACTACTTTCGCATATATCGGATTCAATATTAGTGCTATCGTTCCCATCGATATTAGCGCCGTCAATAATAATAATTTTATCATCTGTTTTTAGTTTATTTCGTGAATAATTACTTGTGCGTTCAAAGTCATCTTCATGACAACTGAATATAATGTCTATGTTTTCAAATTTCCATTTCATAGTAGTAAATATATATTTTAGTGCATTTTTATTATAATCGGTAATTTGCCATCCAGGACAACTCCGCAAGCTATTTGAGGCGGTGCGTAATTCTTAGCGTATGCCATAGCATAAGCCTTCGCATCCACTCCGCAACCTACTTGCATTCCGAATACGTTGTTTATATATTCGATATAGCATTTAGTATGTGTATGGCCGGCAACCACGGATCTAAATTGATTCTTTGCTTTCATGAATGCCGTTGCTCCTTCTCCGTGTACATAGTAAACTCCATCAATTACTTTATCAGTAGTAAAATTCCATGTTGGCACTTCTAATACGTCTTTAAATTCCTTAATCCACTTTGCGCTAATTCCGTTGGCTAATGCTTTGCGGGCCACTATCCTGTCATGATTACCGATGATAACTGTTGCACCTGGGAACGCCTTGTGCCATTTGCGAAGTTTCTTAATTGAAGCATTGAGCTCATCGATTGCGCTCAAACCATCGGGATCCGTGCTATGAAATGAGCTG